AGACTCTTAACATCGCGCTTGCTGGTACTGGTGTCGGGAAGTCTTTATTCATGTGCCACTTTGCTAGCTCCGTGTTGTTACAAGGGAGGAACGTACTCTATATTACAATGGAGATGGCAGAAGAGAAAATTGCTGAACGAATTGACGCAAATCTTTTAGATGTTTCAATACAAGATCTAACTGATCTACCAAAGACAATGTTTGAGAATAAGGTTACTGCTGTATCCAAGAAGACTCAAGGTCATTTAATTATCAAAGAATATCCAACTGCAGGTGCACATAGTGGACATTTTAAAACTTTATTAAATGAACTTGCATTGAAAAAATCATTTAAACCTGATATAATATTTGTAGATTATCTAAACATTTGTGCATCTTCACGTTACAAGGTAGGTAGCAATGTCAATTCTTACTCGTATATCAAAGCAATTGCGGAAGAACTTCGTGGTCTCGCCGTCGAAGCGAACCTACCGATTGTATCCGCAACTCAAACTACTCGGAGTGGTTTTGCTAGTTCTGATGTTGATCTTACCGATACCTCTGAGTCATTTGGCCTTCCTGCAACTGCTGATCTTATGTTTGCTCTTATTTCAACTGAAGAATTGGAGAACTTAAATCAGATAATGATTAAACAACTTAAGAATCGTTATAATGATCCGACTATTTTTAAGAGGTTTGTTATAGGAGTAGATCGTGCAAAGATGAGATTATATGACTGTGAGCAAAAGGCACAAGATGATATTCTTGACAATGGTAAGGAAGAGGAGTATAATAAACAAGACAAAGTTCCTAAAAAATCATTTGCTGAGTTTAAATTTTGATAGTTCAAAGAGTTAAATGGTGTAGTGCTACTATAGTTCTCATTGCTATGGTTTTTCACGTTATGGGTTGGACTCCTTGGAATAGCATACTCCAAATGATAGGTGCTGCTGGATGGGTCTACGTTGGTAAAAAAATGGGAGAACGTGCAATTATCTTAAACTTTTTACCACAATTTTTTATTATTATTCCTGGTCTTATTATTCTTTATTTACAACATGACTAAAAAAGTTGACTTTACTAAGTATGCTGATTTCGTGGATGGTGTCACATCCCATCCCAGTAAAGATTATCAATGCTTTATTGAGAGTGTTAGTTCCCTTAATGGAAAGGGTGCCAATATTGAACGTCTTCTTACTGCTGCCGTTGGCATTAGTGCTGAAGGTGGTGAGTTTATGGAGATCGTCAAGAAGATGGTTTTCCAAGGTAAACCTTGGGATGAGCATAATCGAAAGCATCTTATTATTGAGTTGGGTGACGTTATGTGGTATGTAATGCAAGCATGCATGGCATTAGAAGTATCACTAGATGAAGTTGTAGAAGGAAACGTAGATAAATTAAAGAAGAGATATCCTGGTGGAGAATTTAATGTCTACCAATCAGAAAATCGTAAGGAGGGAGACTTATGAGGGAACAACTAATCAAAGCATTACTTGCACATGCCCAAGGTGATATTGCTAAACACAAGGCAAATATTGAAGTATATCTTGCAAATCCTGTGGGTATTGGAGAGCATTCAAACATTGTAGAAGCAATCGAAGGGGAGTTAGATATGATTGCTAAGTATCAAGATCAGATAGACATTATAAATAAATACTTCAAAAAGTAAGTAGTCGTGGCAATCAACAATAAAGATGTTGAAGTATTAAGTGAGGCATTGTTTTGCTACTATTTTGCCGTATATTATAAGAAGAAACAAAGTAGTTATAATTTTGCTGTATGGAGTAGAATAAAAAATTCATCAGATCTAACATCCTTTACAGATAGATTCGGTATTACATCGATGGTGCATGGTGTCAATAATGATCCTGCATTCATATCAAGACTTTCAAAAGTCACTGAATTTTTAGTTAATAGAAGATCTTTTTGGGCAAATGCTCTTAAATCTCAAATGGAGGCATTTTTTTCTGGTGCTAATTTAAAATCTGGTAATTCTTATTTTATTATGAGAGCAGACATGATACCAAAAGACTATGATCCATACACTGCATACGACGAATTATCACAAAAGGTAAGAGGTAAGTTGGGATTTAGGGGAACAATTGATAAAGATAAATGGAATCCCTCTGATGTTTGGATATTTACAAAGAAAGCATCAGATTCTCTTAAAAAATTCATAGCATTATTTAAAAGTCAACTTGTCAATCAACCAGAATACTCTGTCAAGATGATGGAAAAGTTGAATAATAAGATATATTCATTATATAAAGATGGGGTTTTATATCCTGTATCATTGAAGGCACCTACAGGAAAAGCAAAGGTTGTCTTTGAAAATGATACAACATCTGATATTGTTAAGGTGGTAAAGTATGATGAAATAGATTTTTCGACTGATAACCAAGATGCAAAGATTAGATTTTCTGTTGATCTTGTAGATAAAGAAAGTGGTAAAAAGATTAAACCTAATTATATCAAAGGTATAATTAAGACTAAGACTGTATTATCTGGGGGAGCAAGACTCGAAATCGAAGCAGGTGGTGCTGCCAGATATGGATCTATGGGTACTGAAAACTATCAGTACTTGATAAGAGAAACTGATCGAAGTGGGATATTATCTTTGAATAAAATTAGAAATAAGAAAGAATTTTTTGATTTAAAAAACAAGTATTGGGGTAGAACACAAGGTGCTCAATGGTTAGCAAGGGCAGAATACGTTAGAGAGTTTAAGAAAGATGCAAAAGCATTTAGAAAAGAAATAGAACCATATACACAAGAATTGTTCAAACATATTAACGGTACTGTATGGGATTCTGCATCAATAGAGATGAAAGCAAAGAGTCCAGAGGAAGCATATCTAAATAAAACACATGCAGGAGAAGTTGCTGTTGCTGTGGAAGATATCACATCAAATATAATGAGAGATATTACAGTAGAAAATTTATTTAACTTAGCAGCATCACAAGGGTTTGGAGCAGGAGTATCTCTATCACAATTACAGATGAGAATGAAAATGCAAAAACGAATGAGTAAGGAATTAAAAGAAGAATTTAAATCAATAGATGTGAGCAGTTCGAAGAAGTTATGGACTTCTTGTTTTTACTTGGTGGTGAAATAATGAAAAAAGATACATTAAATGATAAAATAAAAAAATCTAAAAAAGGAAAATTATCTGTTGATCAAGAGGAACTTGCGGATTCAATTGAATTAATCCTAAAGGGTGTGAAAAGAACTGATGGTTCAAAACCTATATTAATGACAATTTCTCCAAGTCCAGGTAAAAGACTTTTGTATGCAGATTACTTAGAACAAAATGTTGAGGATGTTGATATAGTAAAGACCAAATTGAGTGAATTATATGGGGTTACAAATTTACCAAAAGAAGGAACTAGTATAGTCGTTAATGTTGGATTAGGTAAAGATAGAAAACCTAAAAGTGAATTAGGAAAAGAAAAATTAAAATTTAGAGAAATAGTAGAGTCGAAAGGTGGTGTTATACCAACAGAAATTCAAGAAGCTGGCACTACTATTATTTTTAATAGAGCTTTAAAAGACGACAAAGATTTTCCCACTAAAGAAAGTATATTGAAAGATAAAGATACTAGAATACCTTTAGAAAGAGTTTTTGGTAGATATAAAGATAGATTACCTGATTGGACTCATACATATTTTGAACAGAAATCAGCTTGGTTGCAAAAGTATAAAAGTTCTAAATGGGATGAGTTTGAGTATGGTAATAAATCTTTTGTTCAATATTTCAAAGATATAAGAAAGGAGATAAATTTAAAATTTAAACCACTAACACCTGCAGGTAGATACGAAACATGGAATCCATCTGATATATTTGCAGTTTATGATAAAAATGCTGTAACTAAAATATTAGATGAAGAGTATAGTAAAAATGAAGGTATGAAAACTTTAATTGAATTGAATAATATTTTAACTAATTTATTCGCAAAAAGAAAACTTGTTGGCATATCACTTAAAAAAATATCTTCATCAAAAGGAGCTTCATTAGAATTTGTTAACTTAAATGCTGCAACTTTAAAAAAAGCAAAAATTGAAAAATATAAAATGAAAGATATAGATTTTAAGATAGATAATATTTTTACTGATACTCTTATAACAAATAGTATCAAATATGGTAGTGGTGGTGAATATTCTATTAATATTTTAAAAGCTGGTAGTAGAGGAAATAGAACTAATTTATCATTTAACACTGCTATAAAAGCAACTCCTGGTGCTCAAGGTGGACAAGCTCCAATAGAGTATGTACTAAAACGTATGACAAATAATGGTAAGAAAAAAATTACATTTACTAATGATAATAAAGATTATCCTTCAACAAATGCTGAGTTACTTAAGAATAAAACAAAAATTAAAACGTGGTATAATGTGGTAAAACCATATTTTAAAAATTTTAAAAATAAAAAAGACGATGATTTTATAACATATATTGGAGGATTAATGATACATGATGAAACAAGATTTATAGCACAAAGTAAATTGATGACTTTAAATTTTTTCTTTGATGCAATAAAAAATTATCCAACAGACGCAGATTTTTGGACAGATTTATTATACTTAGGTATGAAGGTTGGAAAAAAATTCGCACCTCATGCAAAAATATCATAATGAATAAAACCATCGAACAACTGATACAATCCTTTGAACCTAGATCAAAGAATCGAAAACAAATCTTCAATGATTTTCTGCATCATTGTTTTATGACTATAGATAGAATGATTACCTCTGAAAAACGTAAACGTAATCAAGATAAATATATTATTATGAGGCAAAATCTCATTAACTATCTTATCGCCAACGAAAGAAAAGTAACATCTAAACTTTATCGATGAAATCATTCTTCCAATTTTTCACTGAATCACAGGCAGTTCAACAAGCTACCCGTATGGGTTTGCAGAGTGATGGTCATGGTGGATGGTATAGTAAAGATGGGGAGTTTGTTGCAAAGACAGAAAGAGGACAATTAAAATTTTTTAATAAGAGACAGAGAATAGGTAAACAAGATCCACCACAATCAGATAGAGAGAAGAAATTATCACAGACTACGACTGAAAAAGATAAACCAATTGAAATGGTTCCTCCAGAAGTAGAAAAAACAAAAGGAACATTGACAATTGCATTTGGTAGATTCAATCCACCGACTACAGGACATGAAAAACTTTTAGATTCAGTGGCAACATCATCAGATGATGGTGATTATGTTATTGTACCATCAAGGAGTCAGGATAAAAAGAAGAATCCATTAGATCCTGATATGAAAGTATCTGCAATGCAACAGATGTTTCCAAAACATAAGGATAAGATTGTAAATGATGCAGGTAATCGTACGATATTTGATGTATTAAAGAAGGCACATACTGATGGTTATACGAACGTAAGAATTGTAGGTGGTAGTGATCGAGTTGCAGAGTTTGAGAAACTTACTGGAACTTACAACGGTAAACTTTATAATTTTGATAATATCGAAGTTCGTTCTGCTGGTGATCGTGATGCTGATTCTGATGATGTATCTGGTATGTCTGCATCAAAGCAAAGAAAGGCAGCTGCAGAGAATGATTTTGAAGGTTTCTTAAGAGGTGTTCCAACTTCGATGAATAAGAAGATGGCAAAGGACTTATTTAATAATGTAAGAAAGGGAATGAATATAAAAGAGGGTTGGAGATTATGGCAGATTGCTCCTAAGTTTGATTGGAAAAATTTAAGAGAAAATTATATTAATGAAAAAATATTTAAGTTAGGTCAAATTGTAGAAAATGTAAATACAGGATTAGTTGGTAAAATTATTCGTAGAGGAACAAGTTATTTGATATGTGTTACTGAAGATAAAATTATGTTCAAATCTTGGATAAAAGATGTATCAGAAGAAGTTGTAAATGGATCAGATGTTGGAGGTGTTCCCCCTGATCAAAGATTAATTGGCACTGACTCTCATTTTAAATACGTTCAATCAATGGTGCCTGGTTCTTCTTACGGGAAACATTTCATAAATAAATATAGAAAAAAGAAAATTGACACAAAAAATGGGTAACATAATATCTGAA